TCGCAGAACAGAACGGCGTGAAGGTGAAGTACAAAATCATCAAAAAGGAGGACACCTATGAAAAAACAGCAAAAGGAGCATAAACGCTCAGGCGCGGAGTCCGTTGCAATCATCGGCCTGCTGGTAGGCATGGCAATCTTCGGGGCCTGTAAGAACGAGGCACCGGCGCAGCAGCTGGACAGTCCGGCCCCGACGACGAGCCTGGTGGTGCCGACAATCCCGGCGAGGGCGACCTGCACACCGACCCCGAAGCCGACCACACCGACCCCGGCACCAACACCGGAACCGGTGAAGGAGGAGAGGGTCCTGGACCCGGCGGAGGTGGAATACATCGGCCGCACCATCTGGGGCGAAGCGGACGGCGTGAAGAGTGAAGCCGAACGCGCGGCGGTGGCCTGGTGCATCCTGAACCGAGTGGACGCACGTGGTCAGACCATCGAGGAGGTAGTCACCGCGCCGAGACAGTTCCACGGGTACCGCCCGGCGGACAAGTGGGGCGACTGCCCACAGAGACACCTGGACCTGGCCGCTGACGTGCTGGCCCGCTGGTATGCCGAGAAGGACGGAGCGGAGGACGTAGGCAGGGTACTGCCGGCCGAGTATTTGTTTTTCGTAGGTGACGGCAAGCGGAACCACTTCTCCATTGAATGGCAAGGCACCGACTTCTGGAACTGGTCACTGGATGACCCCTACATATTAACCAAGTAACCCGGCGGAACTAACCGCAGGAAAATAAGAAAGGAGACACACATGAACAAAATCACCATTGAATTATGCACGGAAGATCGTGCGAGAATTGACGCCCTTTTTCAGGAGCTGGTCAACGTCCGCCGCTTACTCGCTGGCGCTGAGACCGAAGCACCGAAGGCGGAAGCACCGAAGGCGGAAGCACCGAAGGCGGAAGCACCGAAGGCAGCGGAACCGGTAAAGCCGGCAGAGGCACCGAAGGCCGAAGCGCCGAAGCAGGCAGCACCTGAACCGGCACCGGCAGCACCGGCCCCGAAAACCGAAGCAGCACCGGAAGCCCCGGAGGTAACCGTCGCAGAGCTGCAGGCCAAGGTCGTGGAGCTTGTCAACGCCGGCAAGAAGGCCGAGACCCGTGAAATTATTTTGAAGTATGCGCAGAACGTGGGCAGCATCCCGGCCGAGAAGCGTGCGGAGGTGCTTGGACTTCTGAACGGATTGGAGGGCTAGTATGGCGAAGAAATCAGTCTTTTATATCTCCGGCCCTATCACAGGCGTGGAGAGATACTGGGAGCCGTTCATGGCAGCGGAGGAGGCTCTGGTGGCGGCAGGCCACATTGTAGTCAATCCGGCCAAGCTCCCGGAGGGCATGACAAAAGAGCAGTATATGCGCATAAACTTCGCACAGATTGACGCCGCGGACGCGGTGTGGTTCCTGCCTGGCTGGCAGAGCAGCGCAGGGGCACGACTGGAGCGCGCCTACTGTGATTATATCGGGAAGGCGGTGCTGGAATGACCGCGACATTAAATGCGATTTACACGTTCTTGGCCATCTTGGCCGGCTCTGTGATGTGCGTCGTGCTGCTTTTCATCATTGTGGCGTTCATCGTGATCGGCGCCAAGGAAATCAAGAAGGAGGTGCACAAGGATGACAGAAATGAATAACCACGCCGAAAGAGAGCACGCGCTTCTGAGCGCATCGAGCGCGCACCGGTGGCTGGAGTGCCCGGCTTCCGCTGTAGCTGCTGAGGCCTACCCGGACCAGGACACCGAGTTCACCAGGGAGGGAACCCTGGCGCATGAGGTGGCGGAGGTGATGGCGAGGGAAAGCCTCAAAGGGCTGCGCCCGGACCTGTGGAACTACGTCTGGCCGGAGGGTGTCAACCAGGAGATGATTGACTGCGCCCAGGGCTACGCGGACTACATACAGGAGCAGGTCAAGGGCCCGGACGCCGTGGTGCTGCTGGAGCAGCGGGTGGACTTCTCCCCGTGGGTGCCGGATGGCTTCGGAACAGCGGACTGCATCATCATCCAGGGCAACACGATGGACGTCATCGACTACAAGTACGGCCAGGGCGTCGCTGTCTCAGCGGAGGCCAACCCGCAAATGAAGCTCTACGGCCTGGGTGCCCTGAACGACTACGGCATCGCGTACGACGTGGAGAAGGTCCGGCTGCACATTTACCAGCCGCGCATCAACAACATAAGCGTGGACGAGCTGACCGCTGCCGACCTCATGGACTGGGCGGAGAAGCCGGTCAAGCCTATAGCACAAAAAGCAGCAAAAGGCAAGGGCGGCTATAAAGCCGGGGCCTGGTGCAAGTTCTGTCCGCACGCCGGACGCTGCAAGACCCTGACCAAGACCTGCACCGAGTACGTGGAGACCCACAGCCTCCGCGTGGCCGTTCCGGTACTGGCGCCGCATGAGGTGGCCGAAGTGCTGGCCATGGAGCCGCTGGTGTCTCTCTGGCTGAAACGTGTCAAGGACCAGGCCATGACCACCCTGCTGAACGGTGGCACCGTTCCGGGCTACAAGGTAGTGGAGGGCAAGCTGGGCAACCGTAAGTGGACCGCCGACTTCCAGGTGCTCGAAGCGTTAAAGGCTGCGGGCTATTCCCAGGAAGACGTCACCGAGACCAAGCTGCTCAGCCCTGCCGGCATGGACAAGGCCATCGGCAAGAAGAAAGTGGCCGAGCTGCTTGAGCAGTTCATTGACCGCGCACCTGGCGCCCCTACGCTGGCACCGGAGAGCGACAAGCGCCCGGCCTACGATCGAGTGGCCGAGGCTGCGAAAGATTTTCAATAAAACCATTATTCAAATTTAAGGAGGACAAACACATGGCAACAAAGGTAGTAACAGGAAAGGTTAGATTTTCATTTTGCAACGTATGGGAACCGAAGGCACCGCAGGGCGGAGGCGACCCGAAGTACAGCGTGACGCTTCTCATCCCGAAGAGTGACACCGCGACCCTGGAAAAGATTAAGCAGGCGATGGCGGAGGCCCGCGAGAACTTCTGCGCACGTAACGGAGCGAACAGCCTCCCGCCGAAGCCGAACCACACGCTGCACGACGGTGACGGCACCCGTGACAGTGGCGAACCGTACGGACCGGAGTGCGCTGGCTGTTATGTTATCACCGTAAGCAGCAAGCAGAAGCCGGTCATCGTGGACGCGTTCCGCAACGAAATCACCGACCCGGCGGAAGTGTACAGCGGATGCTACGGCCGCGCAGCCATTAACTTCTACGGCTACAACAGCAGCGGCAAGAAGGGCATCAGCGCCGGACTTCTTTCCCTCCAGAAGCTGCACGACGGTGAACCGTTCGGCACTGTAGGCAGCGCGAACGACTTCGACGACGACTTCCAGGACGCAACCGCAGCCGCTGGGGTGCCGGATGACTGGATGTAAGCAGCGCGAGCTCTTTCTTGACATTGAGACTTACAGCAGCGTGGACATTAAGAAGGCTGGGCTATATCCCTACGTGGAAAGCCCTGACTTCGAGGTGCTGCTGGTCGCGTATGCCTGGAACGACGAGCCGGTGAGACTCATCGACCTGCTGAGTGGTCTCCCGGAAGACCTGCAGGACGTCCGCTACGACGAGATGCAGGACGTTATCTCCGGGCTGCTCGACCCTGACACCCTAAAGATAGCACACAACAACGCCTTCGAGCGCACGGCCCTGGGCAAGTACACGGGGCGCTACCTCCTGCCGGAGGAATGGACCGACACCATGGTGCTGGCCGCCATGAACGGCCTGCCGATGAGCCTGGACGCCGCCGGCGCTGCGCTGCAGATTGAGTACCAGAAAATCAAGGAAGGCACGACGCTGATCAATTACTTCTGTAAACCGTGCAAGCCTACCATCGCGAACGGCGGACGCACCCGGAACCTACCGGAGCACGCCCCGGACAAGTGGGAGCGCTTCGGTGAGTACAATATCCGCGACGTGGAAGCTATGCGCCAGATATACCGCAGGCTGCAGGACTTCCCGGTGACGGACTTCGAGCGCCGGGTGTGGTGCTTAGATACCCGCATAAACGAGCGGGGCGTGCTGGTGGACACGGAACTGGCCCAGGCGGCCATTGACGTGGACGAGGCCTTCACGACGGAACACTCCGCAGAGATGCGACAGCTGACCGGACTGGAGAACCCGAACAGCGTGGCCCAGCTCAAGGACTGGCTGGCCGCCGTCGGACTTGAATGTGAAAGCCTGAACAAGGAAGCACTGAAAGACCTGAAAAAGGAAGCCATCGACCCAACCACCAAGCGGGTGCTGGAGCTCCGGCAGCTGCTCGGAAAGACCAGCACCAAGAAGTACGAGGCGATGACCTCAGCGGTCGGCAAGGACCACCGCGTCCGAGGGCTTCTGCAGTATTATGGCGCAGGCAGAACCGGCCGCTGGGCCGGCCGCCTGGTGCAGGTGCAGAACCTCCCGCAGAACCACCTGGACAACATCGCCCAGGTGCGGGAACTGGTGAGGAGCAAAGACCTGGAGACGCTGGAGCTGTTATACGACAGCGTGCCGGACGTGCTCAGCCAGCTCATCCGCACGGCCTTCGTGGCCAAGCCGGGCCACACCTTCCTGGTGAGTGACTACGCAGCCATTGAGGCCCGCGTCATCGCATGGATGGCCGGCGAGAAGTGGCGGATGGACGTCTTCGCCAAGGGCGGCGACATTTACTGCAGCTCAGCCTCGCAAATGTTCAAGGTGCCGGTCGAGAAGCATGGAGTCAACGGCCACCTGCGGCAGAAGGGAAAAATCGCAGAGCTGGCCTGCGGCTACGGTGGCGGCATCGGAGCGCTGAAAGCCTTCGGCGCTGACAAGATGGGCCTCACTGAGGACGAGATGCAGGACATCGTGACCCAGTGGCGCCAGGCCTCCCCAACCATCCCGCGCTTCTGGCGTGACGCCGAGAACGCGGCCAAGGGAGCGCTGCAGAACCCTGGCAAGGTCTTCACCCTGCCCTGTGGCGTTAAGTACCGCAGAGACCGCGACGGCCTGCGCTGCCGGCTGCCTAGTGGCCGCATCCTGACCTACTGGGGAGCACGACTTGACAACGATGGAAATATATGCTTCATGGGTCAGAACCAGACGACCCGGAAGTGGGAAAAGACCGAAACCTGGGGCGGGAAGCTGGTGGAGAACATCGTCCAGGCCGTGGCCCGTGACTGTCTGGCCGTGGCGCTGCTCCGGCTGGATGAGGAGGGGTACAGCATCACCTTCCACGTGCACGACGAGATCATCGCGGAGGCACCGGAGGGAAGCCGCTGGGAGGATATGGCCGAGATAATGGGCGAGCCGATTGACTGGGCGCCGGGGCTGCTGCTCCGGGGCGACGGCTACAGCACCCCGTTCTATATGAAAGATTAAAGGAGGGCCGGTAAATGTTTGTAGATATTTACAACACGGGCCGACGTTTTAAGACCATATACATCGACCCGCCGTGGCCCGAAAAGGGCGGCGGGAAAATCAAGAGAGGCGCCGACCGGCACTACGACCTCATGAGCCTGGAGGACATCGAGGCGCTACCGGTCGAGGGCCTGGCCGACCCGGAGGGCTGCCACCTCTATCTGTGGGTGACGAACAACTTCCTGGAGGCCGGCCTGCGGATGGTGAAGGCCTGGGGCTTCGAGTATATAACCACCATCACCTGGCAGAAGGACAGCCTCGGCCTGGGCCAATACTACCGGGGCATGACGGAGCACTGCATCTTCGCAGCGACCAAGAAGAGGCTGCCCTATAAAGTCATAAACGGCAAGCGGATGCAGGGAGTGACCGGCTTCTGCGAGCCGAAAACAGTGCACAGCCGGAAGCCCGCCATAATGCGGGACATGATCGAGCGCGTAAGCTACGGCCCGATGCTGGAACTGTTTGCCCGTGAGGCCTTCCCGGGATGGGACTGCTGGGGCAACGAAGCACCAAGAACAGAGAAAAAGGAGGCCGAGGCGTGGATGCTATAAAACACGACAAAGAGCTGGACATCGCCACGGGCGTCAGCCGCAAGACCAAGACGTGGAAGAACAAGCCCATCAAGTGGTCGGAACTGCTGAGCCGCCTGGAGAAGACCACCCGCACGCCGGAAACGGTGGCGGAGTATAAAGCCATGACCAGGGACCAGCAGAGCGACATCAAGGACGTGGGCGGCTTCGTCGGTGGCTACTGTAACAACGGCAGCCGGTCCGACATTCGCTTCCGCTCCATGATATGCCTGGACGCAGACTTCGCAGACGCGGAGCTGTGGCCGGACTGGGAGCTGCTCTACGGCAACGCCGCGGCGCTGTACAGCACACACAAACACACAGAGAAACAACCCCGCCTGCGCCTGGTGATACCGCTCAGCCGGAACGTGTCACCGGATGAGTACCAGGCGATAGGCCGCCGAGTGGCGGCCACGCTGGGTATTGACAAATTCGACGACACCAGCTACCAGCCGCAGCGCATGATGTACTGGCCGAGTACAAGCCAGGACGGGGAGTACGTATTCGAGCATATTGACGCCCCGCTGCTTGACCCAGACGCGGTGCTGGCTACATACCACAACTGGGCCGACGTGTCAAGCTGGCCTATGAGCAGCCGCGTGGCGGACGTCGTAAAGAAGACAGCGGCCAAGCAGAAGGACCCGCTGGAGAAGGGCGGCCTGGTCGGTGCCTTCTGTAGGGCCTACACGATACAGGAAGCCATTGAGGCCTTCGTGCCCGCCTACGTTCCGTGCGACGACCCTGGGCGCTACACCTACACCGAAGGCAGCACCGCCGCCGGCGTGGTGATTTACGACGACAAGTTCAGCTACAGCCACCACGCCACCGACCCGGCGAGCTTGCAGCTGTGCAACGCCTGGGACCTGGTCCGGCTGCATAAGTTCGGACAGCTGGACGCGGACGTGGACCCGGACAAACCGGTGAGCAGCCGGCCGAGTTATAAGGCCATGGGCGAAATGGCCACACAGGACAACAAGGTCAAGATGCAGCTCCTCGCTGATCGTACTGCGGAGGCGCAGAGCGACTTCGGGGAGGAGCCGGAGAAAGCACCGGACGACAGCTGGAAGAGCAAGCTCAAATTTACCGAGAAGGGCGCGCTGGCGCAGACCATCGAGAACGTGGTGCTGATACTCCAGAACGACCAACGCCTGGCCGGGTGCCTGGCGTTCGACGAGATGGACCACAACATCGTCGTGAAGCGCTCCCTGCCGTGGCGGACCGTGACCGACGTCTGTCAGTGGATAGACAGCGACGACGCCGCCCTCCGGTACTTCCTGGAGCGCGTCTACGGCATAGGCGGCAAGGACCGCATCTTCGACGCCGTGAACGTGGTCGCCTTAAAGAACAGCTTCCACCCGGTTCGGGAATACCTGACCGGCTGCACCTGGGACGGCGTGGCCCGAGTGGACACGCTGCTCATTGACTACCTGGGCGCAGAGGACACCGAGTACACCAGAGCGGTGACCCGGAAGGCGCTGGTGGCAGCGGTGGCCAGAGTATACCGGCCGGGCATCAAGTTCGACTATATGCTCACGATACGGGGCAAGCAGGGCCTGGGAAAGTCGGCCATTATCGGCAAGCTGGGCGGCGAGTGGTTCAGTGATACCTTCACCACGATGCAAGGCAAGGAAGCATACGAGCAGGTGCAGGGAGTCTGGATCATGGAAGTCGGAGAACTGGCCGGAATGAGAAAGGCCGAGGCCGAGACTATAAAGCTATTTATAAGCAAACAGGTGGACCGCTTCCGCCCGGCATACGGCCGGCGGCTCCAGGAGTTCCCGCGCCAGTGCATCTTTATCGGCACGACGAACGAGACCCAGTTCCTGCGGGACACCACCGGGAACCGGCGCTTCTGGGTAGTCGATACACCGAACGCACCGACGCATGACATCTGGGAGGAGCTGACCGCGGACACCGTCCGCCTGATATGGGCGGAGGCCGTGGAGCTCTACAAGAAGGGCGAGAAGCTGTTCCTGCCGAGAGAGCTGGAAAAGAAGGCCAGGGAGGTCCAGGAAGCATACGAGGAGGAGAACCCGAAGGCGGGCATCGTGGCCGAGTACCTGGACAGACTGCTGCCGGCCGGATGGGACAGCATGGACCTGTACGCGCGCCGGAACTGGCTGGAGAGCGATGCAGAAGGAACCGTCGAGAGGACGGCAGTCTGTACCCTGGAGATATGGGCCGAGGCCCTGGGCGGGAACCCGGACAAGCTGGACCGGTACGTGGCGAAGGAAATCCGCGACATTATGGCCGGCCTGCCGGACTGGAAGCACAAAGGAGCCGAGCGGCGAACACTGCGACCGTATGGCCGCCAGCGATACTACGAGAGGAGGACAGAAGGATGACAAAGCTGGAGAAAGACATCGAGCAGAAGCTCAGGAAAATGGTGGAGAAGCACGGAGGGCAGTGCCTCAAGTGGGTCTGCCCTGGCTGGTCCGGGGTGCCGGACCGCATCATCCTGCTACCGGGCGGCCGCGTGTTTTTCGTCGAAACGAAACGGCCAAAAGGCGGCAAGCTGAGCAAGATGCAGGAGTGGTGGCGCGATCGTCTCAGCGCTCTCGGCTTCTGGTGGTTCCTGGTCATTAACGACGAGAACATCAAGACGCTGGAGTGGGTCATCCAGTCCATGCCGATGGAGGCGGAAACATGACAGCCAAACCACTGACACAAAAGCAAGCCGCTGCCTACATTTCCGAAAACCACAGGCACCACCGTCCGGTCCGTGGGGATGTATTCCGCATAGGCTGCGAAGAAAATGGCCGTTTGATTGGTGTGGTGCAGTGTGGACGACCGTCAGCGAGAGGCCTGCAGGACGGGGTGACCTTAGAGGTGACAAGGCTCTGTACAGATGGCACTAAAAACACATGCAGCTTCCTATATTCGAGGGCGGCAAGAGTCGCCAGGGAACTCGGCTACAAGCGCTTGGTGACCTACATCCTCGACACCGAGAGCGGCGCTAGTTTGAAGGCCTCCGGGTGGACCTTCGACGGAATGACAAAAGGAGGCAGCTGGGACACACCGAGCAGGAGAAGGGAGGACAAGGCACCCACGTGCCCGAAGCAAAGATGGATAAAGCGACTCTAAACTTCACACCATACCCGCACCAGGCGGCGGGCATTAACTGGATATTAAGCCGCCCGGCCTGCGCGCTCTTCTGGGGCATGGGAACGGGCAAAACCGTGACCACCCTCACAGCCATCGACCGGGTGCTCTTCGACTTCCTGGAAGACGGTCCTGTGCTGGTCATCGCCCCGAAGCGAGTGGCCGAGAACACATGGAGCAAGGAGGCCGACAAGTGGGAACACCTGCAGCACCTTCGCGTCTCCCGGGTGATGGGCGACCGGAACAAGCGAGTGACAGCCCTGAACACGCCGGCGGACCTTTACGTCATAAACCGGGAGAACGTGGTCTGGCTGGTGGAGTGGTGCGAGCGCCACTGTGGCGGCTGGCCGTTCCGCATCGTGGTCATTGACGAGCTGAGCAGCTTCAAGTCGGCCCAGGCGAAACGCTGGAAGGCGCTGCGCCGGGTGCGCGGCCGTATTCATAGATTGATAGGCCTCACCGGTACACCGCGCCCGAACGGGCTGGAGGATTTATGGCCGGAGGTGTACCTGCTCGACCAGGGCGCGAGACTGGGGCGCACGCTTGGCGCCTTCCGCTCCCGCTTCCTGGTCCCGGATAAAATGAACGGCCACATCGTCTACAGCTACCGGGAGAAAGAAGGAGCCAGCCAGGAAGTCTACGAGCGACTGGCGGACCTGTGCATGAGCATCCGCAAGGAGGACGTGCTGAGCCTGCCGGGCCAGATATACGAGGACATTGAGCTGGAGGCGCCCGCTGCCCTGCTGAAACAGTACAAGCAGTTCGAGCGCGACAAGGTGCTGGAGAGCCTGAACGAGGACGGCGAGATCGTGGCCGGAACGGCCGCAGCGCTGACCAACAAGCTGCTGCAGTTTGCAAACGGCGCCGTGTACGACCTGGACGGCCAGGTGCACCACATTCACGACATCAAGCTGGACGCCCTGGAGGAAATGATTGAGGAAGCGGGAGGCGACCCGGTCCTGGTGCTTTATGCTTACCAGCACGACGCCGACCGCATCCGGGAGCGGATAAACTGCCGGGCCCTGGACAAACCGGCCGACATGGACGACTGGAACCGCGGGGCGATACCGGTGGCGCTGGCGCATCCGGCCAGCATCGGCCACGGGCTGAACCTCCAGGACGGCGGTCATATTATTATCTGGTTCGGCCTCAACTGGTCCCTGGAGCTTTACCAGCAGGCCAACGAGCGACTGAACCGCCCGGGCCAGAAGAACGTGTGCCGGGTGTACCATCTGGTGCTAAAAGGCACCCACGACGAGCGCGTGCTCAAGTCACTGAAAAACAAAGACATAGGCCAGGCCGCTGCCATCGAGGCGCTGCGCCTGGAGATCGTGAAGGAGGCAAAACAATGAGGCGCGAAACATACTACCGCGGAGCCCCTGGTGTAAAGTGGGGCATCTGGAACACAGCAAAGAAGTGCTTCCAGTTCGGCATCTGTGAAGATACCCCCATGCTGGCCGAGGCCAGGCTATTCCAAAAAATTGGGGACGACGCCAGAAGGTGGCGCTTCGAGGTCCGTCGGCTGCCTAAGACTACAAGCAGCAAGACCGTGAAGGTCCCCGACGGTGCGTACGTGCAGGACGAAGATGGCCAAGGGTGGCATTTTATAGAGGAGGCGAAGCGATGAACATACCACAGAAGTGTATAAACTGCGTGCATCACAAAAAGACCCAAGGCTCCGGCGATGTTCAGAGGTTTGACTTTTCAGAAGATACCGGGGATCTGGACTACTGCGACTACACGGAGTATTACAACGACATAGGCGTGCCGGTTCCTTACCCGTATTTTTTCAAGCAAGAGTACCCGTGCAAAGGACACGAAGAGAAGGAGGGACCCGCATGAGAACCAACTGCCCAAACTGTGGCGGCGTCGTGGATATGACGGCCAAAGAGTGTGCCTACTGCGGGACGCCTTACATCTGGGCGCGCCAACCCCTGTTCGTCCCGGCGGAAACGGATGAGCGGCCAGAGCTTGCGGCCGCTACAATGCACGAAATATTGACACCGAACGAGATGCGGGCCCGTTTAGGCCTGCCGCCAGTGAAGCCGGTGAGGGTCTTTTTTGGGCCCACACCGCCAGAAGACACCACGGGGCTGTGGATTGATACGGGCCTAGAGGAGGCGAAGCGATGACCTGCCCGGTATGTGATGGAAAGACGCGGGTCTTCGAGAGCAGGCCCGACCTGGAGAGCGTTCGTCGGCGGCGGGAGTGTATCGACTGCGGGTACCGGTTCCACACCGTCGAGCTGGATGCGGACCTGTGGGAGAAGATGCAGCAGAAGACCGAGGCACCGGCGAAGCCGTTCCGCTTTAGTGCGGAATACGACCCCGGGACTGGTACGCTGCGACTGATAGAGGAGAAGGAGGCAAAGGGATGACCAAGGAACGGCTGAAAGCCTACAGAGATATGAAAAGAGAGAAGGACCACCTGGAGCAAAAAATCAAGACGCTGGAGTGGGAGAAGTACAGCCCACGCTCTCCGCGCCTGGACGGTATGCCTCGCGGCGGCTCCGGTGAGAACTATGCCCGGGAAGAACAGATTGACCGCGAGGACAAGCTGCTGGCGCTGCTCAGTGCGAAGAAGGCGGCACTGTCCGAAGCTATGGCGGAGATCGAGCGCGCCATCGAGAAGCTGAAACCGAGGGAGCGGCTGCTGCTCCGGCTGTACTACATCGACGGCATGACCTGGGAGCAGGTGGCCGTGAATATGAATTACAGCTGGACCCAGGTGCACCGCATCCACGGCAAGGCGCTGCAAAAATTGAAAGAGGAGGAGGCAGAAAAATGAGGCTGAACTATATCGACAACATTGACTGCCTGGAAGGCCTGGCAGCGGTCCCGGACAAGTCCGTGGACGTGGTCATCACCGACCCGCCGTACTTCCTCAGCATGGGCCACGCCGGCTGCAACACGAACGCCAAGAACCTGAACAGCGACAACCTGAACAGCAACCGCACCTTCAACGACTTAGCAATTTGCACGCCGTTCTACAAGCAGCTGTTCCAGGAATACCGCCGGGTGCTGAAAGACGACGGCAGCTTCTACTTCTTTACAGACTGGCGCGGGTATGCTTACTACTTCCCGCTCATCAACGCGGAGCTGCCGGTGCGGAACATGATAGTCTGGGACAAGAAAAGCGGCCCCGGTTCGTTCTACTCCTTCGCCCATGAGCTTGTTATTTTTGGCACCTACAAAGGGAAGACCAAAGGCGGCGTGGGCACAAATATCTGGCGGATGGTGGCCTTTAACAGCGGCGCCAAGAAGACGAACGGCGAAAAGGTCCACCCGACCCAGAAGCCTGTGGAGCTGATCGTGAAAATGATAGAGGACAGCACCGAGCCCGGAGGCGTTATACTTGACACCTTCATGGGCTCCGGTACCACGGCTGTGGCGTGCATCCGAACCGGCCGCAGCTTCGTCGGCTTCGAGCTGGACGAGAAGTACCACGCTATAGCGCAGCAGCGCATCGCGGAGGAAGTGGACCGGATGCTGGAGGAAGAACTGGTATAGAAAAGGAGGCAAACATGCTAAATACTTTAAAAGAACCGCGCAGAATAAAGGCGAGAAAAGGACATACATGTGATTGCTGCGACAAAAATATCACAGTGGGAGAAGAACATGAGATTGCTACATACGCATACGACGGAGAAGTATATGATTGGAGAACATGCGATAGGTGCAAGCCGTATGTGGTAGAAGCATTTGCAAACAAAAATTATTCATGGGAAGATGGAATGAGTAATCAGCATTTCCATGACTATATGTGGGCAGAACATTATGAAGTCGCAGTAGCGTGGTGGAGGTAGACAAAATATCAGGAACAAAGCCCTGGAGCCCTACAGCGCCAGGGCTTCTTTGGTGGGCTTGACATTTTCGTGAAAAAGGTGTATGAAAGCATAAAAAAAGGACGGAAAACCGTCCTTTTTTCTTTTTTTTAGTAGCCCACAGCGGTGGCACCATACTCGGCCTGCGCGCTTGTGAAGCCTTCAAACTCCAGCTGCTCTATTAAGCTATCACGGGAAAAGGCCATAATATCCAGGTAGGACTGCGCCTTTTTTGCGGCCTGTTCGTTCCAGTCGGCCCCGCAGTTATCAGCGCCGTGCTTCGCCTGCTCGCTGGTGAACTTCTCGAACTCCAGCTGCTCTATAAGTCCTTCATAGGAAAAGGCCATAAAATCCAGGTAGGACTTCGCTTTTTTCACTGCCTGCTCTTTCCAGTCGGCTCCGCAGTTATCAGCACCGTAGACAGCCTCCTCGTGGCTGTAGCCCTCGAACTCCAGCTGCTCTATAAGTCCTTCATAGGAAAAGGCCATAAAATCCAGGTAGGACTTCGCCTTCTTGAGCGCGTTCCGTTCTCCCATCGTCGCGGACGGTGTAGGCGTGGCCGTCGGCTTCGGTGTAGCTGTAGGCTTCGGTGTAGAGGTCGGTGCGGTCGTGGCCGTCGGTTCCGCTGCCTTTTCCGTCGGCGCCGGCGCTTCGGTCGGGTCGGCATCCTGCTCCGGCGCCTTGGTAGGTTCCGGGGTGGCAGTCGGTTCCGGTGCTTCCGTCGGCGCCTCGGCCGCTGCTTGCGTCGGTGCGCTCCTTCCTTCGTCTTCTGTATCATCAGAGCCCTGGGAACCGATAAGGGCCAAAACTATGACGACGATCAAGACAATGAGCCACCACTTCTTCTTTTTCTTCTTTACTTCCTCCATGCTGCTCTCCTTTTCATTAGAATATTTTGGTAATTATTATTATACCACTATAATATTAGAGGGAATAGTCTGAACATTTTTTCGACAAAAAAGCGACCCGGGGCTTTTTCTTGTTTAAAGGTATTTTAATATAAAGGCCGGCGCCGTTTTATATTAAAAATTTTTTGAAATTTTTGCAAGAAAGTGTTGACATACCACCCAATGAGTGGTATAATATACTTGTAAGGCAGAGGGAAACCTCTTAGGAAAGGAAGTGAGGGCATGGACGAGTTGATAGACAAGCACATTCAGCGACTGATTGAATGGCTGAGAGCTCAAGGATTTACCGAAGAGCAAATACTTGAGTGCATCGAGTTTATAACCAAATAAAAAAGGGTAGCACCCCCCGACCAAGGAAAAGCTACCCAAGCACCAAAACAAGATGGCGAGCGGAGAGCCTTACCTCCGCCGCCCTCCATTATATCACAGTAAGGCAAATAAAACAAGATGGAGGATTGAGGACTATGGAAAAATCAACATTTTACGAAACTTTATTTTTAGGACTGTACCAATCAGTGGACCAGATGGTGGAGGGCTACAAGCACAAAGACAACAACCGCAACCACGTCAACTATGGAGCCGCTATCGCCTACCAGCGAGTGATGCACGAAATGGGCCACGAGGTTGAGCTGCGAGTGTACGGCGAGGACGGGTACCTGGTAACCAACAAAATCACCATCGACGGCAGGGACTTCGAATTTTTTCACTAATAAACAAAGGAGGCAAAACCATGGAGAACACTCAAAACTTCGCGGACGCGCTGAAACAGGCGCGAGCCGCGGCCGGAATAAGCCAGCAGGGCATGGCGGACCGGATGCTGATACCAAAGCGGACCATCGAGAACTGGGAAGCGGGAGACCGCACGCCGCCGCCATACGTCCAGCGCTTCGTGCTGAACGAGCTGGAAGGACTACGAACAGAGAAGGAGGTGGAGCGATGAGCGAAGGGACTGAAAGACTGGAGGCCCGCTGGAGGAAGTACCCGGGCTTCGGTGAGGAGCACACCAACGCCGAGTGGGCCAAGCTGTTCGGGCTGCCCAGGAACACGTTCAGCCGGTACCTGCAGCGAGGCCTGACCGTGGAGCAGATCGCGCAGCTTCGAGGTGTAAAATATCCGGCATAATAGTGGAGCAAGAAACGGAACAAGGTGGAACAAGGTGGAACAAGAAGGGGCCAGGGCGCGCCCTTCTGTTCCACCTTTTTACTTTAGTATATAAAAGCGCTGTTCCACCTGTTCCCTTTTTTCAGGGTCTTGTTCCACCCATTGACAACCCTCAAACCCTTGTATTTACTGGCTTTCTCTATTCCTACTGGAACAAGGGAACAGATGGAACAATAAAAATAGAAAAGTGTCAAATAAGGCGATACAGTATAGTATATTGTGTATATTACAGCCTTATTTAGGAGTTTATAAAAAACGCTGTTCCACCTGTTCCCTTGTTCCACCCCTCAAAAAAGAGGGAATAGAATGGCATATATAAAAGTGCTATACTGGTATTGTAAAAGACCAGGGCCAAGAGGCTCCGGTCTTTTTCCATTTCTTTATTTTCCTCAGGTTATGCCGATATAGGATAAGCTGGCGAAGGTGGGTGGGCGGGAGCTTTAAGACAGGAGGGGCGGGTATGCCTATGAAACCATGCCCACGCTGCAAGCGCATGATAGAGTATGGCCCGATATACTGCCCGGACTGTAGGCCCATAGTAGAGGCCGAGAGGGTAGAGGCCCAGGAACGCAAGGCAGCATACAGGGCCAAGAAATACAACAGGGAATACAACAAGGGGAGGGACCCCAAGGTGGGTGCCTTCTACAGGTCAAAGGCCTGGAAGATGACAAGCAGGGCGAAGCTGCAGCAGTGTGGCTTCAAGTGTGAGGGGGGCCTCCCTGGCTGTGGACGGATAGCCTGCGAGGTGCACCACATCAAACCATTGAAGACCCCGGAAGGATGGGAGCTTCGGCTTGAGTGGACGAACCTCATGGGCGTGTGCATACAGTGTCATAATATATTAGATAACAAGACTTTTAAGAGAAAGAAAGACGAGGGCGTCATCGACCTACGAACCGTAGAGCGATGAGGTCCTTTTTTGATAGGAATTTTAAAACCCCAGGGGGTAGGTCAAAAAGTTTTTACCTTTAGGAGGATAA